CTACCTCCAACAAAAGAAAAATGTCATCTCTGTTCAAAGAACTTTACAGAAATGCTCCTGACAATGGATGGAAGACTGTTTTCATTCCATGGAGTGCAAGACCTGGAAGAGATGAAAAATGGTACGAGGCAACTAAAGATTCAGTTCCATCTATGGATTTACAGGGTATGAGTCCTGAGCAATACATGGAACAGGAATACCCAACAGAGGAGACAGAAGCATTATCACCACCAAGAGCGCAGAGCATCTTCGACAGAGAAATAATAATTGGAATGGAAGACGATTGCATAGAACCAATCAGGAAGGTTGGAACGGCAAACGTGTATCAGGAATCAAGATCAGGTCGGAGATATGTCGCAGGAACGGATGTGGCATCAGGGGTTGGAATGGACTTTTCCGTCACTGTAATCATTGATATTCACTCAGGTTATGTGGTGGCTGATTTAGTCAGCAACCTTTTGCAACCTGAAGACTTTTGTTACGAAACGATGGGATTGTTGGAAGAATTCAACAACCCTGACTGGGCAATCGAAAATAACTTTTCAGACACAGTTATGACGATAGCACGAGATGAAAACTACCCTCGACTTTACAGAAGAAGAGTCGGTAGAGGAAAAAATCAAAGAAGAGAATATGGATGGAAAACTGATCGCATGAGCAGACAGGCTTTGTTCGATGAACTGAGAGCCACTTTTAATGCAGGTCAACTGACCATCCCTAATAAATACGGACTCGATGAGTTTTCTACCATTATTGCTGCACCAGGCGAAAAGCCACAGGCAATGGGTGGCGCTCACGATGACTATGTGATGGCTCTTGGAATTGCACTCATGTGCAAAGAAGAAAAAGGAATGGTTAGTAACGGAAAAATAATAAGACTACCAGCATTCGCATAGGAAAAATAAAATGGCTGATTTAAGGGAACGACCTGAAGCAGAACAAATTACTCGCTTCTACTCAAAGATGACCGAACTATGGTCAAAAGCTCACGAAGAATTTCGTGATAACGATGCGTACTATCAAAGAAGATTCAATGTGTGGAATCAGAATTATCAGGGCAGACCGATATTCTATGACTCCACCCCTACTCATCTTGTAGATCACGCAGTCGCTACACTTATGAGTTTCTCACCAAGGATTCACAGAGAACCTATTGGTGATACAGAAGATGACAAAAACAATGCAACTAATTTGGAACATGGATTAAAAGCTGTCATGGATAATGCAGCTCTCTATGAACCCAACCTTCCATTCAAAATGTTGGCACAATATATGGTGGCTCATGGCTATGGAGTGATTGAAGCACCAGTTCTTGTGGGTCTATCTGGTAGACCATCAGCTCCTGACAGAACTAAATTTGCAACTGATGAAGAGTACGAACAGGAACTTTCAATCTACAGAGCAAACAGAAAAGACTTTAACCCTATCAGGATTAGAGTCCCACACCCATCTACAGTATTGATGAATCCAAATGAAAAAATTCCAACTGTTGCTATCAAAGCATCAAAGATGTCAGCTCAGGATTTGCACGATCAATCTGTATTGAAGAAAAGAACTCAACGTAGAAAATTTGCAGAAATTTTTGAGATGGATGATTACGACCCATGGGATGAGGTAGAGGTATGGGATTATTGGACTCCATACTGGCACGTTAAAATGTTAGCCAACCCTGCCCCAACATATGGTAGTCCGAACTCTGTCTCAGCTACACCGATTTACATGGAACGCAATACATGGGGGTTCGTTCCCTTTGTTCATGCGTTCTCAGGATTATCAGGTATGGACATTGCCGATGAAGGTGGTGATCCCTACAACTTTGCTCAGGGAATACTGACTCCCAACAAAGAAACAATAAGAAAAAGAACACAGGAAATTTCTGCGTTCCATCAAATGTTATTACGATCTGCATTCGCACCAATGGGTACATCGAGAGATCCGATGACTTTGGCTCAGGCAATTCAGAATGAAGGGATACTTGAGGGAGATTTGCAGGATTACTGGGTGATGAATACTCCTGACATACCAGGATGGATGCAAAGTATCAGAGCAGGAACTGACTCAACATTAGAACTTGGAACTTATTCATCTGCACTCGCAGGTCAGAGGCAAGCAGGTGTCACAACTGTAGGACAACAGGCAATTTTAAATACTGCAGGCTTGAGAATTTTCTCAGGTGTGGCCATGCAGAGAGAACATCTCGCATCTATTGTCGGAAGTCGAATTTTGCAATTAGTCGATAACGTATCTGAACTCGCTTCAGGTATTGGGGCAAATGGCAAATCTCTAAGTAAGTCACAGATTAATGGCGTGTATGGAGTACAAGTTGTATTCCCACATGGTGAACCTGTGATGGAATTGCAACAGAGACAGATGGCTTTGAGTGAGTATGGTTCAGGACTAATTGATCCTATGACTTATTACGAAGCAGCAGGTTATGAAAATGGAACTGAAATCAAAAAACGATTGATTGAGGAATCAGTACGAAACCTACCATCAGTCAGACAGAGAATTGAAACATTAGTAGCACAACAACTTGGATTAGTTGACGAGACTAATGCTGAACAGGCAGCTCAGGAAATTGAACAACAGGCACAACCACCAATGATGGGTGGGCAAGCACCTGGTGCTACACCTGCTGATCTGAACACACCATTAACACCTGACACATTTAACCCAACGAGGATAGACCTTGCCCAGTAAGAATCCATACACAGATGCAATATTGTCAATCGCTGACGAGTATAAAAACTTGATTGAAACATCAAAGAAGAAAGGAAATCGTGTTCCAAAAACTATGCACGACAGACCTAAAGATTCTGTGTTGTTTCCAAAATTAATGGCATCACAAAAACGAGCTGGTATCACAAAACCTAAGAGGAGAAATATCGTTGGTTAGTCCTGCAGAAGAAAGAGCATTACTATACGCACAGGCAGAAGCTGGGTTTCTAGGAAGAATAGATGATCTTACAACATTGCTTAACGCTGCATTAAATAAGCAACCAAAAGAAGTTGGAGACATTATTATTAATGATGCTTTAGTTGAAATTAGAAATAATCTTATTAATGACCCTGTTGTTTTAACTGAAGACATAGAAGCGTTTGATAAAAAACATGGCTGGGATGCATTCGGACTAGACCCTTCAACAAATTACGATATGAAACAATTATCGACAACTCGTGACAATATATCTACACAAAAATTTACTCAGTACGAAGAGTATACCCCTACAGATGTCACAGTCGCTTTAAGGGAAATGGCTGATGAAATTGTAAAAGTATGGGATTCCTCACCTGGTGTTAGTGGCGATATTAATGAAGCATTAGATTTTGTAGCTCAAAACGCTTTTTATAATTGGGACTACAATCCTGAGTCAAGAAAAAGTACATACACAGACAGAGAGTTAGACCCTCAAGATTTAAAAGAAACTTTAGCTACAAATATTGTTGATGAAATATCATTTTCGTACAGTCATTCACCACAATACTTAACAAAAAACGATTATTATTGGGCAGCAGTAGATGAAGCTATTGATACAGGCATCTATCCCCCAGAAATTGAATTGGTTCTTAAAGGAAAAGTAAACGATGCTATTGAAGCTACTAGAATTCTTGAATCATTTGATCTACAAATAAGTGGATTACAAGATGTCGAAGCAGAAGAGGGATTATTTAGAATTAATCTAGACCCTGTTGTAGCACTAGACGGAATAGCAAGCACATTTAACGATAAGCTCGTAGCTAATATTGAATCAAATACTTCCTTTTACAGAAGATCAGGAAATGTAGAAACAGCAATAGGTAATCTAGCCTATCAAACTACAGCTCAGGGTGGGCCTGAAGATGCCTACCCTATCTTTGCAGAGGAAGAAAGAGGACTTGTTAATCAATTAGAAAAGTTTCAGGAGATGGGTTGGGATTTCACAAAAGACATTTCCACAAATATCAAAAACTTTTTTAAAGGTAGAAAATTCACAGATCCTAACAATGTCGATTTTCCTGAAGAATGGACATCTACATTTACAGGCAAAGAAATACAGAAAGTTGTTGGTGATTGGGAAAGAGATTTGATTCTTGCCATTGAATCTTCTGAAGCAGGAAAAGCATACACAGATGCTTTTATGGATAAAACTAAAAATCCATCACCTGATATGGGATTAAAAATATTCAATATGTTAGATGGTGCGATGGGTCAGGACAATCAGCTTTATTCTGAGGAAGTTCTTAATACTTTAAGCAGAAGACAACAGCAGGCAAACAGAGAAAAATTCAGAGAAAATTTGTCTACCTACAATGGTAAGGCTGCAATTATCAATGAATACATTAATACCAAAGAAGGCTTCAGAGATTTAGACAAAGACAGAAAAGGTGCTTTACGAGATGAACTAACTAGAATTATGAATGACATTCCAGTTGGGTTTGATGAAGAAGGTAACATCAGGAAAAAAAGTATTGAAGACTATGAAAGTTTTGATGAGTTTTTTAATGACCCTGAAATAAGTGCGCAAACAGGAACTATATCGGAAAGACTAGACCCTTCAGGCCCACCTGCATTTCCAAGTACATTTCAGTTTGAAGGTAAAACATTTGATATACCAGGATTAGTAGCTAGACCTACACCTCAAAAAAAGGAATTTAATTTTTCTTTAATAGCACCTGAGTTGTCTGCACTTGCTGTAGACAGACCTGAGTTTGCTAAATTCCTTGCAGAACAAATCAAGTTGCCAGGATTTGCAGAAAGATATAGGGAATTATCTATACCTCAACTAGACGAGGAATCCTACAATGAAGCGTTTGCTTCAGATACAGAGATTGCTGCAGAAAGAGCTGCGAGCGCACAGGCTGCTAGAGATGAAATTGCAGATATAGAAGAAATGAAAGAAATAGAGAGACGAGAAGGTGTTGAGACTAGTGCGCAAGCTATGCAACAAGTCGCTCAGGAAAGACAAAGTCGAGTGAGTGAATTGCGTGAAATAGAAAGAAAAGCTTCAGTTCAACCTGGAGCTGACCCTGAAGTCAGGCAGATTGTCAGAGAAAGATTTACTACACCAGGATTAACGCAAGAACAATTTTTTGCACAGCAATTACCAGGATTTGAAAGAAGATTTGAAGAGTCTCCTTTCTTCAGGTTAGAACAGGAAAGAAAAGAAAGAGAAGACGAACAACGCAGAAGACCACTTTTGAGAACAGGTGGCAGAGGTAGAACTATAGTTACAAGAGGAAGGCAATAATGGCTGATCCAAATAGTTATTCAAATAAATATTACGATCAATACGATAAAGAGAAAGACCCTTTAGTTCCACAGAACTATGAGGCATTTCTTACTACAAAACCTTGGACATTAACTCCTCAAGAACCTACTACACAAGAAAGATCAACATTTGAAAACATTACAAAACCCACAGCGAAAACTAGAGGGTCGAAGGGTTATCAAACAATCATGTTAGACGATGGAGAGTTTTTGCAAATTCCCATTACAAGATATGACGCTACAGGATTTTTTCCTAAAGTAGACCCATTAGGAATAAGTGGAAAGTCTAAAGAAGAACAAAAACAAATTATTGATGCTATTAGAGCAGACAGACAATTAAACAAAACTTTCAGTGAATTTGACGAATCTCAAAGGCAACTCAACATAATTGAGGATTTTTTGGGTAAGCAAAACTTTTCGACATTTGCAGATGACCCTAAGCCTGGTGACTTTTTACCTGAATTAGGTGTCAATCCTTTGTCAGGCGAAGCTGAAACAACAGAGGAAACTCCAACCCCAACAGTATTACCCCAAGCAGAACTTGCTGCTAGGGATCAAATGTTAGATGAGTACAGAAAAAGTCAGGCATATTTTGATGACAGGATTAGAGAACAGTTTTTTTCCGATATGGGACAGGACAAAGGTATAGCTAATGTTGGGCCATTAGATGCTTTTTCAATCGAATCAGAACAGTTTTGGGCATTATTGTTAAGTGGCCAAAATACAGATACTTATTTCAGTCCAGAACACAACGCTGAACTAGGATTAATTTCTGGAGAAGGGATTTTTGGAATGTTCAAAATTCCTGAAGAAACAAAACTTGCTCTAAAAAGAGACAGCGAATTGACTATAGAAGAAAGAGGTCAAGTACTGACAACTATGCACCAAAACAGACCTATTGCTGAACAGATAGTAATGGGCATTTTGTCTCCATCGACATTTTACCCTGCAAGTTGGGGGCCGAAAGCAGGCAACTTTATGGCAATCGGTTCTAATTTTAAAGCGACTTCTAATTCAACGATTCTCAAACAAATTATTGAGTATGTTCCAGGGATAATTAAAAGTGATGTTGAAGCAGTAAAATCATTTCAAAGTGCAAAAACTAAAATGGCAAACACTGTAATGAATCCACAGATAAAAATTACAGGATTGCCTGAAGGCTCTCTTTTTGAAGGTGACATGAGATTGTGGATTGCGATGTCTGACGAGCCAATAAACCTTACTAAGCAACTGGATGAATACGAGTCTTTGTTCGGTCCTGCAGGATTTAGAGAGGCACTAAACAGATTAGAACAACTAGGGCTAATTAGAAAACAGAAAGCGTTATTCGGTAAAGGCGATGATGTTTTTGTAAAAAATATAAACCCTTTTGATGCAGAGGGGTTGGCAATTCTAAAAGCATTTGGAGGCAAACTTACTGTAAGTGGTGGTAGTGGTGGAAGAGAATATGTTAACGACTTGCTTACTATGGATGAGGTCGCAGATCAGATAAGCACTGTTGATAATTATATTATGAAGCAATCGGCTAAAATTACTGGAATAAACCCTAGTGCTGCAGCATCAACTCCTGAACAAAAAGCAGCTCTTGCATATGCCAGGCAAGTTAGCAGTATTGAAACTTCAGTGGAAGTTACTCTTCAGTCTCAACTAGATTCAATGGGCAGTTGGGGCTTAGGGAAATCTCCAATAAAAATTGATGCCGATGGAATTGTCGAGGAGACTGGAACACCTTGGCAAGACCTTTTTGCCTCTCCAATGGTAGACATTGTCAGGAATTTTTCTGATGAAATATCTCAGGAAGGTTTTGAATATATAAGACGAGTAAAACAAATAATTGACGAGATTGAAAGCCTCAGAGTTTCTCATGGTCTAAAACCTCTTTCAAAAGATAGAGGAGGGTATTTCTACATTCCTAGACAAATTGTAACTAGAGGAGAACTAAACTTCTTAAAACGATCTGATTCACATATGGAAAGAACTTGGGCAACTGCTGCTGAGGGAATGGTTGTTGGGCAAAGACAATACATAGCAAGTCCTAGACAGACATTAGAAATTCATTTGAAAACTGCTTACAGAGAAATACTTGATGAGCAACTAGCAAATTATGTTGTAAGGAACTCATCTGTTTTTACACCAAAACAATATTTGGAAAAAATGAATCCTGCATTAATTGCACGAGTTGACCAGGCAGGTGGTCGTTTGGCATCTGCAAAACAGAATTTTAAAATAGCTCGTGAAGAGCTTGATTCTGCTTTGAAGTTTGAGCAGAGTCCTAAAGTAATCCAAGATAAAAGCAAAGCACTTAAAATTGCAGAAGAAGAAGTTAAAAACACACAAAAAGCATTTGATGATCTTGTAAAAGAAAGAGCTGATGCGATAAAAGAAATTAAAAAAGAAAAAGGGGTGGATCTTTGGGGTGACAACTTAGATCAGGATATTCCTTTAGTTGTTTGGAGAGGTCGAATTTTTGACCCAAAAAATTTAAAGGAGTTGAGAGACAGGATTGATAATCTTGTCGGCCCTGCAGGTAAAGGATGGAAAGCAGCAGGCAGACCAATAGATGCTGCAAGAATGATGACTGCAACTGCTGACTTTGCAGCACCAATGATTCAGGGATTGCCTTTGCTTTTCAACAACCCTGTTAAATGGGGAGATGCAACCTTAAAGCATATTGCTGCGTTTGCAGACCCTACATTACAAGCAAAAATAATCAGAGATAACCTTCCTACTTTTCAGGAAATGGCTCGGTATTATGTTCCTATTTCAGACAATGAATTTTTCAAAGCACTACAAGATGGTCGTGGGTTGGAAATCACTGCATTTTTAGACAAGATGTCTACTGACAAGGGTTTTAAATTTATGTCCGATGTGTTTGGTGGGATGGGTGAAGGTATGGCAAGAAAAGGCCCAGAGGCAAGAAGAGCAGTCAAAGCAGCAAAAGAGCATACACTAGGAAGATTTGAACAGTCATACTCCATGTTTCTTACTATGGCTAGATTTCATCTATGGACTTCTTTGAAAGATTCTTTTATAGATAGAGAAGGTACAGAGAGAGGACTGCATCAGCTAGCAGAATTTATACGAAACGCTACAGGTGGATTAGATCAACGAGCATTAGGGATTGGCTCAAGCCAAAGAGAAATTGAAAGTGCATTTTTAGCTTTTTCAGCAAAACTCACAAGAGCTACTACAGCACTTTTATCTGACGCTTTCAGATATATTCCTGCAAAAGGTGGTGAAATTATTGGTATAGGTGATGGGCCTACTGCCAAACAAGCACAATCTTTTAGTTATGTAGCAAGATTTTTAGTTGGAATGCACGCAACTTATGCAGGAGCAGCTATAGCTTATGGGATAGCTCGTGGGCATTCATATGACAGAATTTTAAATGATGTTAGGGATGGAATAAATCCCCTAAAAGGCAGAAGGTATTTGTCTATAGAAGTTGCAGATGAACAATGGATTGGTTTTGGCAGTACAGCCAGGTCTATCTTTGCTGCACTTGCTGCACTTGCGATAGCACCATTTAATGAAGAGGATAGAAAAAATTTACTTAAATTCGATGTTCAGGAAAACCCTGTACTTAAAGCGTGGGCAGGAAGAGGCTCTATCGGATATAACTTTTTAGCATCTACTGCCGAGGCTAGTTCAGAATATTTATTAGATACGCCCATAGATGCAAACCCATATGCAGACATTAATGGGCCTATTGATTTACTTGCATATACAGGTAAAAGTTTTATGATTCCAATGAGTCTTCAGGGAATCCTCGATGGTGATAATGCTCTTGGTGCGACACTTGCAGTAGCAGGTGCTAGAACCAGTCCATCTACAGGGTCAGATGATAAACGCAGAATAATTGAAGATGTCTTTTATCAACTTACACAGGAAGAAATTGATTCTGTACTAGGTTCTTCTGTTGAAGAGCATGGAATGAAAGCAGGTCAATTCCCAGAAGAATTAGATAACAGGTTGAAAGCGTACATCATATCTGAAGAAAAAGACCCTGATGGTTCTTATCAAAGAGCTGTTAAGAAAATGATGGATGAAGGTACTGAAAGAGGGTACGACAGTGTTGCGATGCGTGGAGAAATTGATGAAGCAAAAGATGCAAAAGAAACAGCTATCAGCAACAAATTACTCGAACACAACTATGGTGGGGAACTAAGACGAGACATAGGTGCAATTAATGAAAAATACAGAGATGAACTAAATAGGATTTACAGTAATCCATTGTACAAAAAAACACTCGCATTTCTTGATGAGATAGACCCTAAAAACAAATTTAATGCCGATGAGCAAGACTACTACAACATCTTGTATACAGATACTGATGGATTTCCTAAATTGGAAGATCCTGATACTGGTAGATTCAACTTTGATGAACACCAACGCAGAATTGATGTAGCCAAAGATCAACTTGGAGAAACGAGAGTACAGGAAATACAACTTCATATTGATAGTAAAGGTACTGAGTTAGAGAGAAACCTATCTAATGACAGGAAATTCCTACAGGAGTATTTCAACATTACTGAATCAGTAACAAAAAAATACAACTTTACTGAGAAATATGACCAATGGAAAACATCTAATAATGTAACACGAGAGGCTATGGAGAATGGTGAATACAAAGGATGGAAAGCAGGCGATGATTTTAAATTAGAGTTGGTTAGGCAACAAATTGCTGAACAAAGAAACAGAATGAGAACAGAGCCAATTCCTGAAATAGGTTGGACAATGAAAGATGCTCAGATAGCTGATGCTCTTATTTGGTTGTGGGAACACGCAGGTTCTGATACTAAATTTAAACATGACCTTAATGAGTTTGGGGTTAAACCTAAACTTAGAAAACAACAGGGTGGTGTAATTACTGATAAAGGAATGATCTACCAAATATTAAATGAGGCAGGTTTGAATTGGTAACAACTGAAACAGGAATAAGATGTCCTGGATGCAATAAGAAAATTGCAGAAAAGTTAGTTGGTGAATTATGGACAAGGTGTGTGAGATGCAAGAAAAGTATTCACATTCGCTTTGACAGAAATGGATATAAGGTTTTAGACTAAGAGCAAAATTAAATAAAGTTACAGTGCGCAAGTCGCCATGAGTTCAACTCAGGCGGCTTTTTTTTTGTTTTAAAAAAGGGGTAGTAAATGACATTACAGAACTCGACAGCAGGATTTGATGAACCAGTACAACCTAGTACAAATGGCACAGGCAACCTTGCTCAGAATGAATCTGCGACTCCCTCGGCAGAGGCAGAACCAGTGACATCACAAGAGCAACAACCCACCATGGAATCCCTGCAACAGCAGATTCAACAGATGCGTGATGACCTTGAAAAAGGTAATAGGGACTACTCTGCTCTTAATGGCCGATACAAAAAGGCTATGGAAGAGAAATCATCTACGGATGAAATTGCTGACTCGATTGCAGCTCTGACAGGGACAGTCAATGCTCTAATAAAGCACCAGGCTACCAACGATGAGCAAGTGCTAGCTGAGGAGCTTGAGAAAGTTCAGGCAGATACAGCTAACAGATCAACGAGCAGATCCTTTACAAACGCATCAGCTGAAATGGTTCGTGAGATAACAGACACAGTTGAAGAACTGGGCCTTAACCTTGAAACCTCCGAAGAACTCGCAGATTTCAGATCGTTGTGGACACCAGCCTATCAAAATAATGATACCTCTGGACTATATGCAGCATACGCAGAATTCTTGAAAGTCGCTAGACGATTGGAGAGAAGTAAGCGTGAAACTGAGGTTGAGGAAACAAAGAGAACGGCAGATGAAGAGAGGCGAAAGCAGAACGAGGAACTTGGTATAAACGACCTGGATTCAGGTGTGGGTATGCCAGTATCTCCTAATGGCAACTCTTTACTTACCAGGCTTGGAAATTCTGAGACTTCAGTTACTAGAGAAGAAATAGCACAAGCTGCCGAGCAAATGCAAAAGCTCGGCATTAGATTTTAAATAGGAGAAACACATGGCATCAGGAAACACGATTACTGATTCTCTTCAGGATTCACTTCCCTCAATGATAGCTTCAGCTCGAATTGTGAGAGAGTTTGCAGGAGTAATGCCTAACCTTGTTGACCGACAAAGGTTAGATGAAAACACAGGTACTGTCTGGAATGAAGTTGCAATGTCAAAATTGTCAGCTCAGGCAGTTTCTGAAAATACAGAACTAGACAACCCACAACAAATGGAAGATACCCTCATGAGTATCACTCCTACAGTTATCGGTGTACATACTGTTATAACTGACAGGGTTGCTTTAAGAATTAGTGCGAATGCTTATGCCCAAACAGGGTCATTGGCACAGAACGCTATTGAAAGAAAGAAAGACGAAGATGGACTTGCTGCTATCGATGGAGCTACTACAGCTCTTGGTGGAGCAAATGCATTGGACTCAGGTGAAGTTGCTGCTGCAGCTTACAGGATAACTTCTAACACAACAGAACCAGCTCCTGCTAATGCTCCAATCAATGCAGTATTTCATGGATTTTCTTTAAAAGATATCGATGATGAATTGATTAATGCAGGTATCGACCAAACAGGTGGAGCACCACTAACTATGGGTGTAGCTGTAGAGGCTTACCAAAACAGATACAGAGGAACTATTGCAGGTGCAAGACTTTATGAAGATGGCAACTTAACCATCGCATCAAACCTTGCTAAAGGTGGAGTTTTCTCTCAGATGGCTTTGGTATTGGTAGAAGGTCGATCACCTTACATCGAGACTAAGAGATTACCTGAACTTGGTGGTGGAGCTACAGCAATGTATCACTATGACGAGTACGCATATGGTGAGCGTGGTTCAGGAAACTGGCTATACGAAGTACAGGCAGACGCAACAGCACCAACCAGCTAATGAATGACAGAAGAAGGACTTGGTCTTCAGAACGTGGGCCAATTCCGAAAGGATGGATCGTTCATAACATGAACGGCAATATGGGGGATAACAGGCTAGAGAACCTGGCTTGTATCCCTCGTAAAACAGAACACATAAATGAAGTTATCGCTCCCTACAGGGAACGAATAAGACAACTAGAGCTAAAGCTCGAGGAGAAATAGATGGCTACAGTACAGGGAAGTAATGGAAGAATTGAAATATTTGAAGATTTTTTTGGTGGCGAAGACATAGTTGCTAATACAGCAGCTACAAGAACATTTGGTGGTTCAGGACTAAGAGTGCTTGGTCAAGGAATTGCTGAGACAGACTCAGGAATTACAGTCGGTGAAACTGATGGTAATAACGGAGTCGGAATTCTAACTACTACTGACGAAGCTAACCACTCTTGTGGTGTTGCTACATCACAGGGATTTGTAGTTGGGAAAATGGGAACAATAGTAGCTGAATGTAGAGTTCAGTTCCCTGATCTAGACACTAAAGAGTTTTACTTTGGATTGACAGACGAGAATGTCGATGCTGAAAACTTGGAAGGTTCTACTATTCATGGAGCTTCTACAACTATCACTCTTACTGCTGCAAACCTTTGTGGATTTTTGTTTTCTGCTGAACTAACAGATGACGAAGACTGGCACATGGTTTACAACGGAGGAACAACTACTGGAGAAACAACATCAACAAATATTGATGCTGACGTAGATGCAGTAGCTGCTGAGTACGACATCATCAGAGTTGAAGTTGCAATCAATGGAACTGCTAGATGGTACATCAATGGTGTGCTTAAGCAGACTGTAGAAAATGCTGTATCAACTACTGCTGAACTCGCTGTTATCGCAATGGTAGAAGCCAAAGGCGCAGCTATTGAATATGCATGGATTGATTACATTTCAATTTCAGCAAACCGAGACTTCACTAAGTAGGAGAGTAAATGGTTTCCAGGATTGAATTATCTCAAGCCGAAATCATGGGTCATGAGCCTTGTTATTACATTTCAGAGATGAATAAACAGGCTCATGATTCTTCAGGTTTCAGAAGATTTCAAACAATAACTGTTATTAGAAATGACAGGAAGGTGAAATTTGAAAGAGACATAGGAGACTCAAGATTATTCGGTGAACAATTTCAATTAGTCTGTGGAGTTCCAGATGGTAAGGGTGGTGGCGAAGCACTATATACAGTAGAGGAAGCTATGAGAATGGCTCAAACCATGAACCTCAAGCCCCCTGAAATGTCTCAAAGAAAGCCAAGAGATTTGAGACAAATGTATTTGGACAACATAGAAGAAAGAAATAAAAGGAAAAAGGGGTTGAGTGTATTTGGCCCTAAATTCAAAAAGGAGCGAACCTGATGGTACAAAACAATGAAGTATCTATCCAAGAACAGTTAAGAGATGCAGAGGTTGCAGAAGAGCCTGGAAATATTAAGGCTGGGTCTGTGGTTGGTAATTCAAATGGAATGACTATGAGTGCATCAGAGCTTAATAGTGCAGGATGGGTATATGTCTACGATACCTTCACAGGAGATCGCTCAATAGTTAACAGGAATATGTTGCCACAACAATTACAGAAAAGACGAGAAAACGGCTCATATGTATTTACTACTACTAAACCTGAAAAAGAAAAATTACATGGAACTATCAAGTGTCTTTTGCATGAGACAGATCCTAACAGAGAGCTTTATGACTCATGGGGTCTTGCCTACTGCACTAAAGATAACTTAACAGCCTCTCATGATTTGAGAGTCCATATGGAAAAACGCCACAGAAGAGAATGGGCAACCATCGATGGCGAGAACAGAGCAAAAGAAAAAGAAGAAGAAAAAGCTAAAGACAACTTGTTAGCTGAGGCTATCAAGGAACTCGCAGCTTCAAATAGAGCAAGCAATAACAGGAGAACTAATAATGGCGAAAAATAATTTTTCTCCCATACCCAATTCGTTAGTGACTCATGCTGTAACGACTTCAGCAACATCGCTGACAGTACCTGACCAAGCTAACTACGCCGAAGGTTATGTCAGAACTAATAGCGTAACCGAATTACGCAGTGGTTCTACTCCAGCTAACGATACAGGTAGAACTTGGGCAGCAGGAGACATAATAGTTTTAAGATCAAGAGATGAATGTGTGAAATTCCAAGTAATCAGGCAGAACGATTCCAACGCTGCCACCATAGACTTTGAGTTTTGGAATAAAGTGCCAGGTATGAACTAATGGCAGGGATACTATTACCAGGAAGTGCTAGACCAGGTGGTGGTGACATCGAGGGCGTAACAGCAGGAGATGGATTGTCAGGTGGTGGATCTAGTGGTTCTGTAACGCTTAATTTAGATTTATCTGGACTAAGTGATGTCACCCCTGCAAATGGTGACAAATTAGCAACGATAGATTCAGATGGTGCTAACGAACAACTTACAACTGTAGCAAGTTTAGCCACTTTATTTGCAGGAGATGGGCTAGCAGCTACCAGTTCTGTATTAGCAGTGGATTTAGGTACTAATCCTGGATTAGAAATTAGCAGTAATAAACTACAGATAGCTAAAGGTATCAGCCAACACGATGTGGCTCAGTTTACATCAGGTGTAGATGACGATGAC